ATTCCTTTCCGTTATGAGCCTGAAATGTTGAAGAAATTTGTGACGAACATGCAATCGTCGGCAGGAATACGCCCAGGTGTCGTGACGGAACGAGTGGTGGGAGGTTTGAAGATTTTGGAAGTTCCAACAGGAAAGAAATTTCATCAGTTTCCGTATTATGCTTCAGAATTTCACAAGTTGTTGCAAGATATCTGGCTAGCGGAGGATATCTATGACAGGTACAAAGGTGACAAGGATTACTATTGTATCATTCGGTTGAAGAATGAGTTTAAGGTTAAGTGGCTACCCGACATACCGGATGATAAGTTGGAAGAGACGCTGGCTAAGATGCGTCGTGCGTGTCGAGAGTTTTTTATTCCTAACATGATGCAACAATTTCTCTCCAAGCTTCTGATGACTCCAAAGCAGTTGTTTGAGAGAGGAAAAGTGATTCGTATCGGACAAAAATGGAAGTATGGTGGGGCACAGCGATTTGCCGAAGATCACCATGCGGGGTCGAAGGATTATGTCCATTTCACAGGAGATGTCCAGAAATTGGACAAGAATATTCGTGATTATCTGCTGTCATTTTACATTGCATCAGGACGTAAGTATTTCAAACGAGAAGATAAAGTGACAGAAGATTTCCTTGATCGCCTTTTTACACTCCTTGCAGAGCGAATAAATGTTAAGTTGACTTGCCATATTTTAGGAATATGGACTCTTATGAAAGGAGTGATGTATTCAGGCGGTTATGAGACATCTCATGGCGATTCGTGGTGTCTTTTATTAATATTCTGTCTCTTTCTCATTAAGACCATTATGGATCATCCCTATTTGAGTGATGATGTGATAATTGCCATATGTAAGTGCATGATAGTAATTTCGATTTATGGCGATGATCACTTGCTAACTGTTATAAAAAAATTGTCAGGATTTATTAATGAGACAGCCTTTGCGGCTTTTGCAAAGAAATACTTCGGAATGGTTATTCGTGATATAGAACAATTAGATGATTTTTATTCCGAGGTAGATAGTGCGGGTGAGTTGTCGAAGAAAGGTGTGGTTTTTTTGAAGAGGTATTTTGTCCTGATGCCTGCGCGAGAAGGTTTTCCTAGTGTTTATCCGTTTAAGCCTACTCACGAGACTATTTTAAAATTAGTCTGTAATAAGGAGAACGATCCTCGCGTTTATCCTCTTCAGGCAATAGGTCAAGCATATGATACTATGGGTACCAATATAGTCGCATATGAGATGGTGACCTCATTTTATAATGAGTGGATGGCACTTCTTGACTTTGATCAGGAGTCATTGACACAGATGATGGCTTCCTTAGATGCTCAAACTCGCAATCGTTTGTGGAAGAAGGCGGGCTTGAATTGGCGAAACAGCACCTTTTGTTACCCTACATTGGAGCACTTGCAAAGTTTGCATAGAATTAATCCTGAACAATCCAACCATGTGGTGCCCAGGGCAGTAGTAGAAAACTTCTACGGAGTCGAGCCCACTACCGATGAAGATCTTATCGTGCACCGATGGTTAGGGGAGAATGTGGATGATGATATTTGAATCTTGATTTCGTAAACGTGTAA